CCAGTCGCAGACCGCCATCTGAACTCTGCGGAATCACCATTGGGATCCGGGCCCAAGCCCGGGCCGTCCGCAGGACGCGGCGAAGCCGCCGTCGCCGAAGGCGAAATCAAAAAAAAAAAATGACTTCTTCCGCTGTCAGAATGCGGCTCTTTTTTTTAACCACCAACATGAAATCTTTCGACGGCCAACTCGTTTCGTTCGACATCACCCTCAAGTACGGCGATGAGTGGTCAGACCATCGCACATTGAACGCGGCACTTGCCACGATTTTTAAGAAATTCGTCTTTCAGAAGGAGCGAGGCGAGGAAACAGACTATATCCATTGGCAGATTCGGGGCACCCTGCATAAGAAGAGCACTTACGGCAACGTGATGTCTGATTGTGTTCCAGTCGTGCCTGGTCACTGGTCCATAACCTCGAAGGACACACACCTCGCGGGCAACCAGTTCAACTATGTAATGAAGGCACAAACCCGTCTCGACGGTCCGTGGTCGGACAAGGACAAGGTCCGCGAACCACCAACCGTGACGATCCAGCTTGAGCTGTATTGGAAACAAGACAAGTACCCTTGGCAAGTCGACGCCGAGAGGCTTATTGTCGACTACAACTGCCGATTCCTTCATTATGTCTGGGACCCACATTATAATTCTGGCAAGTCGGTCTTTTCCGAGGATATTGAGTACCGAGGCCTCGCCGAGGAACTACCCCCTACGTGTGAGCGGGCCGAGGACATCATTCAGTTCGTGTATGGCATGCCTACGGCCAAGGCTTATACATTCGACCTGCCAGCTGCCTTACCCAAGAAGCACATGCGCCAGTTCTACACCGGCCTCGAGTGCCTCAAGAACGGCTATCTATATGACAAACGCTATGAGGGCAAAAAGCGGCGAATCAGTCGTCCGACCCTCATGATCTTCGCCAACACATTGCCTATATTTAACCTCATGGCACCCGATAGGTGGAAGGTCTGGTACGTCACGCCTTCCAAGGAACTCGTAGAGTATAACTGCCAAGATCACCCTATCCAGGGGTATCCAGGTTATGAACTATGAATATCCAAGGTTATCCAGGTTATCCAGGTTTCGGTAATAAAAGATAACCACCATGGGTTCCCCCTGTTGTTACAGCGCAGCGCCGGGAACCCTCCTTTTTGTAGGGCGACTGCCTGGATTCTGTGCATTTTTTTGTGGAGACCGAAGGGATCCACAAAAAATGCACTTCTGTGCCTGTCACGTCCGACCAAAATTTGTGAAGTAAGTCGTCTTACGAAACATTTTTTTCTTGCTAAAGACAAAAAACACCCATGCCGAATGCTCGCCCCCGAGGTCGAACCTCTGTCCGTGGCCGTGCTGGCCCTCGCAAGCCTGCTGATACTCGCCGCCGTACAACCGTACGCCGTGCGCGCAAGGCGCCTGTTAAGGCGATTGCCGCCAACACCCGAGCCGTCGCAAGGCTCTCCGATGCAGTGAATGGGCATGTGCAGAAGAATTTGCAACTCTGCCGCTTTACCACCCCGTTGTATTCGCTGCTCCCACTGAAGCCCGTGTGCTTCCAAGCCAACGATTTCTACTCGTTTCCCGACGGTCCCATTTATGGGGCGGAGTACACGGGAGCCGTAGGCTCCCTCGTCCCAAACGAACTCATCATCGGCAACTGGCAAAAGAACAACCCTGGCGCCGCACAGGGCCTCGACACCCCGTACCGGCAGTGGCCGCACATGAACCTGTCGGCCGTGTCCTCCAAGTGCTACCAGCCGCTCGGTGCCAAGTACACACTCACCTTTGTCCGAGACCAGCAGACCGATTCTACGCAGGACACCTTCATACGCGTCGACGTGGTCAAGCCGCGCAAGAACTTCATGCAGACGACGGCGCACAACTACGTGCTGCCAAAGAACCTCGGCGCCCTGAGCCGCATGGCGATGTCGTCCGCCTCCGGCGAGCGGAACAGCTACAATCCCGCGCTCTGGTCCGTCAAGAGCAAGTACGTCTGCCTCAAGGCCATGGACGTCACCCGACGCTTCAACTCCGCGACCGTCACGCTGAACATGAGCTTCCCGAGGAAGCTGCTGAAGCCGATGTACGATCCCAACAACGCCGGGCCGACGCCCCCGCTGTGGGCCCAGATCCCGCTCGACGAGCAGCAGTGGGTCGTCATCAACGTCTCTAATGAGCAAGCCTCCGCTACCACCAGCGGCATCAAGATGCAGTTTGCCCGCTCCATCACGTGGCGCGACCAGTCGCAGACCGCCATCTGAACTCTGCGGAATCACCATTGGGATCCGGGCCCAAGCCCGGGCCGTCCGCAGGACGCGGCGAAGCCGCCGTCGCCGAAGGCGAAATCAAAAAAAAAAAAT